TGACGTTGCAAAGATTGCAGTCGCTGCCTCCGTGGCTGACGTGGCAAACGTAGCTGACGTAGCGCGTGTTGCGGATGTAGCGAACGTAGCCGACGCAGCGAACGTAGCTGACGTTGCACGGGTTACCGACACCTCATCACCGGCGTCACGATAGACGGCCTTGTCGGACGGGTAGGTAACGAAGACGTCTTTCGTACCTGCCGAGAAGTTTACCGCAGCGTCAGAGTTAGATGATTCAAGGATTGTATCTCGGGACAGCAGAGTACCGGCGGCGGTGTACGTCCCGAGGCCGACCTCCCATTCATCAGCAGTCTGATGGACGATGGCATAGTACGTCGTGTTACCGTCACCGACGGCGGAGAAGGCTTCAAAGCCAGATACGGCTCCGCCAAGGGTAACCGTACCAGTACCGGTGGTCGTGGTCTGTTCCTTGACCCTGTCTTTAAGAACCAGCGCCATCTGGCAGTCTCCTTACGAAGACTTGATGCGGATGATTGCAGTCGCAGCAGCAGCAGCCGGGAACTGAATGGTGAAGTCACCGGCAGTGGATGTCTTGTCCGCCCCGAAGTCGAAGACTGCAATGGCCTTGTCTGCCTGTGTCGAGTTGTAGATCAGGGCACCACGAGCGGTAATCGTTGCCGCGCTGACGACGGCATCGGTGATCGAGACAACTGCAACCGACGAGTCCGTGGTCACGTCGATGCCGGTCAGCGTTACACCACCGGCAGAGTAGCCAGTACCGACAACTTCATTCGTCGCCGTGTATGCCGTCGTGCCGTCGGAGAGCGAAGCTGCCGAAGTATAGAGGGCAAGTTTGATTGCATCTGTGTCCAGATCATGCTCACCAAGCATAATCTCCTTGCGGAAGCTGATGCAGATACCTGAAGTAATAGCCATTACGGGCCTCCGGTAAGTGTGTTGGCGTTGTTAGCCTGTTGATTATGCGGCTCCAGATCATCACGACGGGCACGACGGGCACGATTGCGGAGCAATTCGATTTCCTTAGTGTAAAGTTCAGTCCAGAGTTTAACAACTTCGAAGTTCTTGTTGAACAACTCGGCCTCGACCATACAAGCATAGAACAGGGCGTTCGGTGTCTCTGAGGTGTAGTAGTTTGTCGGAGTTGCTGACGTCAGTGCTGTCGGTGCTGCGACAAAGGCCAGTTCGATGTTGAATGCAGATACCGGTGTCGGGGCCACGATCATCGTGTTGTCGTCCCAAAGTCCGTAATACTTCGGCGTACCGGTGGATGTACGGACAGGCCAGTAGTCTGCGATGAAGTCCACGTTGCGGTTCAGCAGATTGATGCGTGTTCCGTTGGCCGTAATATTGGCAGACTCGACGATGGTAAATCCTGTCGGCAGTCCGAGAAACGGGTCGGATGCAACAAGCTGCGAATACTGGTGCTGTGTCAGACCGGCATCGTCAATGTCGAGAGTCAGCCGTGCCTCGGCCCGTTCGATGAACTGGTCGATCTGAGCGGCAAACTCTGTACCGTCATTCTCGGTGGACTCAATGATGTTCGTCCGTAGCTGTGAATAGGTAAGAGCCATTATGCCTGTCCATTATGATATGCCGGAAGACTGTCGTCAGGCGTCCAGCTTCCGTCGGTTGCAGAGGTATCCGCAGTCGTATCTGGCCTTGGATGGTCAAGACTTGGATCATCTGTCGTCACCACATTTGTCATGTTTTGCGGATGATTCACCGCATTGTACGCACCATCGTAACACTCGGGGCAGACCCATACGCCGACCTCGACCTCGTTGCGTAGCTCGATGTACTTACAACGAAACCCGCACCGGTCGCAGATAGCATTAGATCGACGCCCCGTCGCCATCAGAGACTACCCAACTTGGGACGGATAAACATCGACGTACGCTGACGATCTTCTTCAAGGGCGAAAGCGAACGATTCCTCGTACTGCTGCTTCAGAAAACTGATACGAGACGGGTCAATGCCGGGACGGCGGGTAGACATCTTGTAGGCCAGACCGTCTACCAGCGGCGGGAGGAATCGGAACGGGACATCGCCGGTCTGAATGGCCGATGCTGTTACGTCCTGCACTCTGGTCATGGCAAACAGGTTCATCGTGTAGGTCTGATCAGGTGTCGGCCAGACGTACATGCTGACATTGTCCTTGCCACGGAGGAAGGAGAACTGTGTGGGCCGTCCGGTCTGCGACTTGTCAGGCAGCTTCATGTAGTCCTGATAGGTAATCCGGTTCATCTCCAGATCGTTGCTGTTCACGTTGATCGTGGTCTGGAGACTGTCGATAATGTCTGAGTCGAGCGTATAGGATGTCGTGGATGTGGTGACGGTAACCGGAGTATCGACCAGCTTCCAGAGCAGAACGCCACGGTTCTGCCACTCGGTAAGCAGCAGGTTCAGTGCAATACGCGCCGACCGGGCCTCTTCACCACTGATCGGCTGACCACCGATCTGCTCGAAAGCCTGTTCGATTACGTCGTCAATTGCGAGATCAAATGTCGTCTGGCCTGAACTTGCCATGCTGAATCGCCTTCTGTGTGCGGCGATGGACGAGATCGCGGTACGTCTTCCACGGGCATTCGTCGTAGTAGCCCTGCTTCTCCAAATTATAGGATGCAGCAGTTAACTTCGAAAGTTGCTGAACGAAGATCATTGCGTAGTCTTCTTCGACTACAGGCTCCCAGTCGGCGTCTAGATACGTCAGTCCGTATTCGTTCGGATCGTCGTCTGGGTGGTACGCCATAATCCACATATCTTCTGCCACCAGACCTTCGTTCTTTTCATCAACATAACGGGCCAGTTCTTCAGCAGTAAGTCCTTTAACATCAGAAATAATACAGATGAATACGTCACGGCTACTAGCGGTATAAAAATCAAGAGCGTCAGTAACATCGTCCAGACCATCGCAAAGACCGACAGCGACATGTCCAGCATCCCAAGCGTCTGCTGCGAACGGACACGGAGACAATCCGCCAAGCTGTTCAGATGGTTTCGAAAGGACTTCAGTAGTCCATCGACGAAGGTCGGCAATGTAATCACTTACGGGCCTTACTCTTTGCATTGGTCTTCCCCTTCTTTTTCGGGGATTTTACTTTACCACCGCCACGCATCATAGACTTTTTCTTCATCATCGGCTTCATTGCCATCGTCAGGCTCCTTTATCTAGTTCATGACACTCGGCTTCAAGTATCTGATGACCGAACATCGTATAGGTATTCATGGCTTGTTCTGCAAATGTGTAACAGGCTTCTTGAGTTTCAAATCCGGTTGTTTTGATTTCATGGAGAAGACCACCGGCAACTGTTACGATTAAAAAGAAATAGGTCATTTACGATACCGCCGCGTCTTCTTCTTTATGCTTTTCGGCTGAGAGACGTGCTGCTTTCCTTGCTTTGTCCCTTTCCGTTTGGCGGCTGATGTTGCGGCGTACTCTTTGGAACTCAGGGCTTTGATAGCTTTCTCCGGCAGATACCGTTCGCCTGTCGCCTTCGGACCCTGCGTAGACGGTTTGCCGGACTTGGTCCGCCACTTTTGCTTGGTCCAATTCTTGAGCGACTTCTGTGATTTCTTCAGGGCCATCAGCGGTAACCTCCACCCTTGGCTTTGTATTCTTTTGCCAACATCTGCGCTTTACGTGCCGACCACTGGCCCGGTTTGCCGCCCTTACCACCGGCTTTGATTTTCTCGAAGAGGCGCTTACGCATCGCGGGTTTGGTATAATTCCCAGCTTCATTCACCCGTGACTTGGGTTTTTTTGCAGGACCGCGAGTTACCTGCTTGGAAATGTTTGACCTGCGGACCGCCATTACGATACCAGTGTATCATTCTTGATGTAGATCATCGAAAAGTTTGCAGAAATAAGGTTGTTTGATCCAGAAGATTCTGCTCTTACTTCTAGGTCAGTTTTTTCTGGTATCGAAATTGGATAACGCAAAAGAAAATCAGCAGTTCCGCCTGAACCAAGAGTCTCTTTCATCATAACTCGAAACACACCGCCTAGTTGGCGTTGAACAATCTGAGCAGTAACGTACTGGTTAGCGTTAGTCGTGCCAGTAGCAATGTTGACATGA